TACTACCGTAACCAGAACCGCGAATATTATACTTACAATCCATACACCTTGCCGATTGGCGCTGGTGTTTTGGTACATTAGGCGACGGTACCTGCGTATCAGACGACCAACATGTAGGGATATTTAATCTATCTGGATCATAATTCCCCTCATAATAAGAACGGGAAATAGAAGCGGCGTTTACTATAACACCGCAATAAGTGGGGCTTTCAGATACTTCATCCCTAAAAACCCCGTCGTGTATATCTAGACGTAGCACTTAACCTAAAAATCTTCATCAGGGTCTAGATCAAATTTGGTAGGCGTATCGTCTGTACTGTTAGTCTTGGGACTAATTTTTTCTGAAGATAGCGCGGCCACTACAGCAGGTATCGAAAACCTGTATGTATTACCTACCTTTATATAAGCCGAGGGTGGTATATGCTTACCTCTTATCCATACCCGCACTGTGGATATGGATACACTAAAATGTTTAGATACATCTTCAATAGGCACGTATGCTGGGGTATTCACTATTTTCTCCTCACAGATATTGAATATTCACTATCTGCATTAAGTCCTTGGGGCATAACTTCTGGAAGGCTCTTAGCGAAAAACTCAGGGACGCTATGTTCTAGTACAAATTTATACATACTCTCCCAATCGGAAGTCCAATAGCGAGTACGTACTGTTTTGTAGAAGAGTCCTTCGGAGGTACGTACACTCTCAACCCCATGTTCTGTACAATATTCAAGTAGGGCTGTTTTGATAGTTTCTTGCTGGGATTTGAGTTCGCTATCTTGTTCCTTAAACGTGGCAGATAGTCCACTCCGACGTTCTTTTATCTTCAAATAGACTTTGGTTAGCTTCTCCAGATCTACGGGGGCATCACTCATATAATATGCTCCTCTCATGTAAGGGAGTTACATACTAATATCATATGTTAGCTTAGTCAAGCAATCCGTTGTATAAATCTAGTATTTGTGTGTGAATATCTATTTTATTATCTAACAAATTGTAAACGTGTCTTTCTATGAGTGAACCTTGTAGCTGTATCACTGTGCACTTATGTTCCTGCCCGGCCCGGTGTACACGGGCATTAGCTTGTAGATATGTTTCCAGAGAACTAGTAGGCCCCCACCATACCACTGTATTGGCAGCGGTAAGAGTTACCCCGTGTGCGGCGGCGGCTGGCTGGATTATTAATACCTGTGGATCATCTTGTTCTTGGAATGATTTAAAAATCTCGGTTCGACGCGATGCCGATACACTACCCTGTATAATAGCGTTACTTATACCGTCGCTATTTAATTTACCTGATAAGATATTTATCGCATGTCGAAAAGGGACAAATACTAGAACTTTTTGGCTAGATTCATCAATAACCTCACGTAGAACCTTGTACCTATGTGTAACGTCAAATTCCAGTGCGTCACCCTTATCCGTGTATATGGCACCACAAGATATCTGGAGCAACTTATTCATATTAACCGCAGCATTTATAGCTGTTATTTCTTCCCCTGCAGCCTGCATAACCATATGTTTCTTCAGGGTATTATAGTATTTCTTCTGTTGTTTGGTTAGTTCTACCTCTCGTTTTGTGTACACCATGTCGGGTAAATCAAGACAATCGGCTTTCGTAAATCGTATGGCAGGCTGCAATACATTAAATACGGTGTCGCTAGCACTATCTTTTGGTAGCCATTTAAAATTAGATATCCTGTACATAACCATATCGCGGAAAGATCCATAGAACCGGGGGGTGTTCTTAGGATTAACAAGTTTGGCTAAACCATAAGCATCTACGGGGCTTTGTGCTGCAGGGGTACCCGTCATCATCCAAAGCCATGTATCTGGCTTAACCAATTTATTGAGGGTCTTCCACCGCTTAGTTTGTGCGTTCTTGTAGTGTGTAGCCTCATCGGCAATTATGAGATCGAAACCACCCTCGACTATAGCGTCATATACTATATCTACACCATCATAATTTATTATAACATACTCAGCCCCACCAGCTATTATAGCCGCGCGTTTTTTGGCTGGGCCATATGCAATACTCACACTACGGTGCATAGTAAAAGTAAATAAGTCTGCCCTCCATGCACTATCCATAATTGACAGTGGGCAAATCACCAGCACCCGCCGAATAATACCTTGGGACATAAGAAAATCTGATGCCCATATAGCCGACGCAGTTTTACCCGTACCTTGCTCGTTAAAACAAAATACTCGTTTATGTATAGTTAGGAATGCAGAAGTAGTCTTCTGATGCTCAAAAGGTTTGTGTTGCCCCGGCCATTTATATCTACCGGTTATAGGGGAAGGAGCCTCTATGTTAAGGTCTTTCAGAGCGTGTACCTCTGTCATACCCCAATTTACTAAAACTTTATTGTCTCCAACATCACTACTTTTCTTTATAGCCTTGGTAACCCATTCTGGATTGTCTGTTGTGAATAGTAGTGCTTTATCTTTTATTATTTGCACTGATATCTCCTATGATTTGCGTACTCTTAGGCTTTACGCCTGATAGCTTTTTTCTTTCGTCCGTTTCGGCTGCGGTTTTTACTGGGAGCCTCTAGTTTGACTCCATCACTGTTAGAACCGCCCTTACTCAGCATCTTGTTATGGCTAACATCTTTGCCTTTTCGGTACTTGGGGCCTTTTTCTTTATCTATTTTCCGTCTAGCACGCTGTCGTTCCATACGATTAGGGTGTTCACCCCGTTCTTTCTGCTTCTTATATTCTTTTTTATAAGGCCGTTTAGTTTTGGTATATGCCATAATCTAACTCCTACCGTTGTACGCACATTCGGTTACGGCGCAATGGTTTCTACATAACCCACTAGGTTTAGCATTCCACACATCGTGCGTATATGCACCCTTTAGTTGGTTAAAGGACTTAATCCACTTATCCCAGAGAGTGTCTTCTTGTTCTCTGTTATAGGAACTTGTTATTAAGTTCTCAGATACAACAAACATTAATGCCGCTCGTACTATTTCTACTTTGGGAAAGTGTTTGAAGACGGCCATAGCCATCAACTCTAGCTGTCCCTTGTCAGCATACCTTGCGGATTTTCCTGTTTTATAGTCTACCACCCAAGCTACATCATTATCAATTATTAGTAGGTCTGCTATACCTCGAAACCATACAGCTTTATCATAGAACCCACAGACTTCTAAATCTTCGGTTAACCCTAACTTATATTCACATAACTTATCACCGCGTTTAGCTTTCAAACTATCTATTGCCGATAAAGCATAATCAAATTTGGCGGGCAGGGGGGTGCCATCCCTAACATATTTTTCGGCGGCTGTATGAAACATGGTGCCATACCGCATGGCACTGGTTTCTTTATCCTCATATTCTTTTAGGATTTTCATGTGGTAGAATTGTTTTGGGCATTGGTCAAATGCCTTCAACCGACTATAAGACCACGGTACTATACCTTTCATCCTTCCTAGAACTTCTTCCATTTAAGTTTCCTTTTAAGTTTCCTTAATTAACAAGTAGTTTTTACTAAAGTATTTATTAATGCAATACTTTTTTAACTTTAGGTAATAACTCTGAGTCAGCTAATGCCGGCGTTTCTTCAAGTGCCATATGCAAGAGGTTTTTAAGTTCGTTGTGGCTTAATATACTCTTATATATTTTAAGTGAAACTTTAAGATATATTGCAGCAGTATATACTGCTGGTATTGTATCTTTTGTTTGATTCAACGTTTTCCAAAGATTTTCCTCAATCTGCTGAAGCATATCTGAGCTAACATCATCACCGCGCTCCATCACTCACAACCCCCATAAGATTTACCTACGCCTGACTCACAATCTAAGGGTAGCTTTGAAGCCCATTTAGGTGCTGTGCGCATACAATTTTCTATATAGTTACGTGCCTCATCAACTTCTTCGTCAAGCACGCAGCACGCAATACTATCGTGCACGGTCAATACAACTTTGTATCTCTTTGATACTTCTAACATCTGTTCCCCGATTATACATCTAGCTAATGCCTGACACACATTCTCTATAACCTTACCACCGTAAATACGGGTCCTCCCCCGTCTAGTTTTATAGTCATACTCTACGCCCATATCTGTTGTTGTGGATTTAAGATCATCATAATGTAGGCGTAGACCAGAGGGCAAGGATAGATATTCTTCATCTATGATACATACTAAACCATTGATACCTAGAGAGCCTTTACTACCATTATGTATATTTTTAAGTATAGTTTGGGCGTCACGCCACAACCTATTTATCTGGCCGTTTGTGTCACGGTAGATTTTAATTATACGCCGCGCTTCCTCTAACTCTATGTCGGTACCAAAGTTCTTTAGCTGATCCTTGAACCGTACCGCGCCCATACCATACCCAGCACCTAGAATTGTGGTCTTCCCCACAAACCTCTGCTCCTTAGATATATTCTCTTCTTCTACTTCATAGATACGCGAAGCCATCTTCTTGTATACATCTTCGCCATCAGCAAAAGCGGTTGTCAGATCATCTTGTCCAGCCAACCATGCAAGCACGCGTGCTTCTATTTGAGAGGAATCAGCATCAATCAAGGAGCACCCCTTGGGGGCTAATATACTTCTCTTTAAAATGTTACCAGAAACACCCCTAGATGGTAGGTTCTGGAGGTTTATTTTATCATCCCCACCCCATCTTCCCGTATGCGCGGCGTAGTATCTAATAGGCACAGGTAATGTGCCTCGACTAGCTATATCTATAAACCGCTGGGTGCGAGTTTCTTCCAAGGTGCTTTTATTAGCCAAGCGTGCCTTGAATAACTTCTGTACCTCTGGATCATAATGTTCGCCTAAACTTACAAATCCTTCATCAGACTTAGCGAAAGCGAAAGTCTGCTTACCAGTGGCGGGGCTAATCTTCATTGGTGGTTCTACATCTAGAGCCTCTAACAACTTAGCAAACTTAGGGTTGCTCATAAGATCGTCTTTACCTACCCCAGCGGCATCAAGCAAAGAGGCTTTATATTCTCGTATCTCCGTGAGGTGCTTTTTCAGCAACCCAGTATCTAGGCCCAGTACAGGGTCTATGAACATACGCAAGGTTATGTCTATTAACCGTAACTCTTTTTTGGGGAAGTCCTTACCGAGAACCCTAAACAAATCGTATGTAAGATTCACATCGTTTATGCAGTAGTCTCCGTATCTTGATAACTGTTCTGGGGTAAAACTATCTCTACGTTTGCCAAGGGCATTGAGGACTTCTGTGCCTTTAACTCCGACACCATACCTTTCTGCCAATGCCCGCAAACTTCCACTAACTTCCACCCCGTCCACAGACCGGGAAAGGCAAAGAGTATCGGTAAAAAACTTAGGATTAATATTATAATGCCAAGAAATAATGGCCCCATCAAACATAGTATTGTGAGCGCATAAACAAGCCGCATGAAAATTGAATGTTTGAAGGAATAGTCTAATCTGTGTGTTCGTGCCACTGGCCCACTCCGTTTTGTTGTTATTAACCTTTACCGCAACCCCAATAACTTCAAACCGGGGGTCTCTTATATACTCTTCAGTTGTCATCTTCGATAAGGAATAATCCTTGTCGTAGTAGGTTTCAAAATCAACTGTTATAAGGTCCATAAATTGTACATCCTTTGTTGCGTTATGTACC